AAAATATTGGAGAAATATTATTAAGGTTGCAAAATAAGTTTTATACTAAAAAAAGAGAAGTTATTACTGAGGAAATTAAAAATAAATTATATATAAATAAATATTGCGTTCAATGTAAAATTACAGAGAATTTAGAAATTGACCATATAATTCCAATAAGTAAAGGAGGAACAAACAAAATTAAAAATTTACAGTTGCTATGTAGAGATTGTCATAAAGAAAAATCTAGAGCAGAAGCAGAAGATGGAGAGTATGTTTTAAAAATCCCGCATCAATCAAATTTTTGTATTTCAACTAAAAAAATTATAGATTCTATAGAATTTAATAAGGCTTCATTTTCTTTTAGATATAATTTTAATAATAATGATTTTCCAATTAAAGAAATAGATAGAATTAAAAGCAGAAGAAATAATTTAATTAATGAGGAATATCAATTTTGTGTATATTCTTGTTTAGATAACATCGAATTGTTTAATCAAAAAATAATAACTGGGTTTTATTATGTAAATACTTCTAATTTTCTGCCATTAAATGGAAACGGATGGTATTACTCAGGGTTAGTTAAATATTGTTTAGAACAAAAAATTATAAAATTAATTGATATTCAATTTCAGTTTATTCCTTCGACTATATTACCAGCTTCTCATTTTAAAGATTTTGTTAATCATATTCTTGAAGTTTTTACTTATCACGAAACTATTGATGAAAATAAAAAGAAAATAATAGGTAAGCTTCCTATTAATTCATTAGTTGGCGTGTTTGGCAGGCGTGATAGTGAATACGTTGTATCGCAAAGTTGCGCGAAGAATTCAAAAGATGAAATTAATGCATATAAAAGTAAAATTGGTAAATCTATTGAGTTTAAAATTGAAGATACTAATTTTTGTTCTATAAATGGATATGGAAATATAAAATCATTACAAAGTTATTACCCAATTTATGCACAGATTCTAGATATAGAAAATTTAGAGTTACATAAAATGACGCAAATGTTAAAAAATAATGATTATGAAGTTTTAGCAGTTAAAACTGATGCAGTTCTTTATCGAAAAACAAGAGAAGAACAAGAAGACCATTATGATGTGACTGATTATAAGTATAAAGATGGAACTAATAAAATGAAAAATGAAGAAAAAGAACCTAAGCTACCAACTGAAAATAGAACATTCGAAACTGATTTAAATAATGCTAAAAAAATGAGACGTCAAAAGAAATTTTATAATATTGAAAAATATGAGACAATAACGGATTTTAAAACTAATGATGATTGGGACGAATTGAGCGATAAAATAATAAAATCTAATAAAGGGTGTTTAATTTTGGGAAGTGCGGGCGTTGGAAAATCATCGCTAATTAATCGAATAAATGAAAAATTAAAATTAATACATAAGGATTATGAAATAGTTGTTTTATCGCCAACAAACAAAAGTGCGATTATAGTAAATGGTCAAACGCTTGATTTGTTCTGCAATTTAAACAAATTGAAAAAAACGGCATCTAAAACCTCAAATATAATTAAATATGTATTTGTGGATGAGATTTCTATGATGAAAGAGTGTTTTTACCAAGAACTATTAAATTATAAATTCAGTAATTCAAATATAAAATTTATCTTAAGTGGGGATTTCTACCAGTTATGCCCAGTCAATGACCAGATACAAAAAGGTCAAAATTTTAAAAGATTATTAAAAAAATATAGAAAAGAAACAGCCTTATATGAATATTCAAAAGCAATATATGAATTAGTTGATGGTGTAAAAATTACATTAACCGAATGCAAACGAAGCAATACAGATTTATATGATATAAATGAAAATGTAAAAGTTGGTAAAAAAGTTGATATTAGTAGATTTAAAGATGATAGAACAAGTTATAAAAACCTTGCTTTTACAAATCAAAAATGTAGAGAAATAAATTTAAAATGTTCTGAGAATTTTATAAATGAACATAATTATAGTTATAATGAAATTAAGGAGTATCAATATGATAAAAATAGCATAAATTATAAATTATCTATAGGAATGCCAGTAATATGTAAAAAGAATAATAAAAAATTGAATATAATAAATAACGCATCATATGAAGTTTTAAGTATAGAATCTAATGAAATAATTTTAAAAATTGAAGATGAAGTTAGGCCAATTCCATTAAATGAATTTAATATATATTTTGGGCTTGCATTCTGTATAACTATTCACAAATCACAGGGAGAAACTTATGATGAACATTATGTTATCCACGAATGGAATAAAATGAAATGGAATAATTCATTAAAATACGTTGCAATGTCAAGAGCTACTAAAATAGAATATATAAGTATATATGATGAGTGAGTCTTTTCAAACAATTGAAGAATTATATAAAAATAATTATTACCCAGGCTTAAATAAATTATATCAAATTTGTAAAAAAGCAGGGTTAAATCTTACATATAAACAAATTAAAAATTTTCTTGATTCACAAACCACAGCACAATTACATAAAGTAACGATTCCAAGACAAAAGAGTATTACAGCTACACATATTAATGAAGGGTGGCAATTAGATTTAGTTGATTATTCAAAAATTTCAAAAAATAATAACGGAGTAAAATGGCTACTTGTTGTTGTTGATATATTTAGTAGATATGCATTTATTGAACCAATGAAAAATAAAACAGCAGAAGAAACAGCTGAAGCTTTTGAAAAAATTATTAATTCTAGAAATAAACCAATTTATATTTTTCACGATATGGGAGGAGAATTTAAAGGAAAATTTTTAAAGCTTGTAAAGGAGAATGATATAATAAATATTGAGAACAGGGCAGATTACCATCGTCCTTTAGGTATCGTTGATAGATTTTGTAAAACTTTTAAAACTATGATTTCTAAGCTTCAAACTGAACGAGGAAATACAAAATACATAGATGAACTACAAAATATAGTTAATTATTATAACAATTCATCGAAGTCATCAATAAATAAGCATACGCCAACAGAAATATTTAGTGGTAGATTCAATGATGAAATAAAACAAATAAATTTACAAAAGATTGAACGAAATATTGAAATAAATAAAAATAAAATTATTATTAAAGTCGGCGATAAGGTTCGTTTAAAAACTGATAAGAATAATTTCAGCAAAGGTTACGATTGGAACTATTTACCTGATATTTTCGAAGTTAAAAAAACAAATTTCGAGACATCTCTGTTAGATAATGGTCATTCTTATTATAACAGGGATTTGCTAGTAATTCCAAAAAATACCCCAGAAAGAAATGAATCTATTACAGATGATAGAAGGCAGCAGCGAATTGATAGAGAACTTCGAAAGTTAAATTAGGGAAGTAGTAGTTTTTTTAAGAATTTTCTAAGAAAAATATAAAGGTTTCTAGGTTTTCATAAAATAGTAAAAAATATACAAAGTATCACGAGTCATTAGTGAAACTATTTGGTAATACCTCTTTTTTTGATTTTTTTCATAAATTAGTAAAATTGTAAAAAGTATCACAAATGCCTCGTGATACTTATAGTTACTAACTACTTTTTGTAAGTTAAAATTTTAACCTTCTAACAGGATGATGCATATGCTCTTTTTCGTGTTCAACCCCGTAACCCGCAGCAATCAAAGCACCCCCTTTAGTGTGTCCTTTAGTGTGTCTTTTTCTCTTTTGTGCTACTCCTGCGCCTCCTGCTAATGCTTTGATTCCGATTGGAACGATTGTATTAATTGCTGATTTGGCCCCCTCTAATGCTAGCTCCTCCCCGTGATTTACGAAAAATTTCTTAACTGGTTCGAATGTGTTTCTAGTTCTTCTGGCTAATCGTTCCTCCCAGGTCGAACCTCCACTATAAACGTGGTGTGTGTGTGAATGTATTGGTAATGGAGGAGGGTAATGCTCAACTTCTCCTCCGTGATGATGCTCAAGATGTCTATGTTCGTGATGATGTTTATGTGTATGCTCGTGTTGTGGATACTCGTTTTCAATTCTACAACCACTACCCTTTTTATGGGCTTTCATAATTAACTCGTGTTGCAACTTACTTACGTGGATTACGTGATTACTACCTGGATGATGTTTTATCGTGACCTTCCCCTCTCCCCGGTGCCATTTTCTAGAAGCTTGAATTGATAACGGAATTATATGAACTGGATGCATTATATAAATAACAAAAGAAAATAAAAATTAACTAAGCAATTCGTTTTAGCTTTAGCTCACGAGAAGCGTTCGCTACGCGCCGATGGCTTCTTAATATTACCTCCTTGACGAATAACGTCAGCTCTTGCAGCTAAGTCTGTAATACTGTTAACAAACTGTCTTAATAATGTGTTGTTCTCAAAAATATCTTTGACATTTTGTAAAATAAAACCTTGTGCTTCATTTGAATTAAAACCATTATCTCGAAGTAAATTTAAAACAAACTCTTGGCAGTTATTGCTGTTTGCTTTGTAGTGAAAAAAGTCACGTTGTTTAATTCTCGAATTATTAAGAAAGTCATTTAAGGTAGGATAATGGTTTATATTAATATAAAAAAACTCATCAAATCTATCAGGTTTTGGTAATTTATCTGTAATTTTAATCACACTCTCTTTTTCAATTTGAAGTTTCACGCCGTTACTTAAGGTTAGAATCATAAATAAATGAAAATATTTATCATATTGTTGGCTTGATGAGAAAAAAGTAGCAGCATAATTAAGTATTGAATTTAAAGGATGCCTACATACAACTATATGAGTTATTCTATTGTTCCCATATTTCTTTAATATTTCTTTAACAGAAGGGCTAAAATCATTACGCTTATGATACAAACTAAAAAAGAATTCACTACTCATTTCAATATATTATATAATATACCATCATTTAATTTTGTTTCAGCAGAAAATTTATTTACAAAGTTTTGAAATGATTTTAAATTATTCACACAACAAACAAAAGCTATACAAAAATATCCGCAACTACTGCTATGATAATCTTGAATTTCAAAATCATTATAGATACATTCTTTCGTTTTAGGATTGATACACTTTAATATTTCGACTGGCGGTATTACTCCAAATGAATCCCAGTATATAAATATTTTATCAGATTTATAGAAAGCTACCCAGTGAGACCCTTCTTTATTTGAATTATCAAGATTTACAACGTAATACCCACTAGGGCAGTTTTTTTTTAATTCGTTTTTACAAAAAACCCCATTGAAATTTTGTTTTTGTTTTAATATCTCTTCAATTTGTATATTACTTAAACAGTTCATTTATAATATATCGGTAGATTTTATAATGTAATACTTTGATAAATTGTATTGCTTGATTTTATCTTTGTTGTCTTGATAATATTGTCGTTTCTTATCGAGATTTTGCAAATAATGATTTCTACTTAATTTAATACGTAAATCAATTTTTTCGGGTTGTGTTCTTATAGGAATTATCTTATTAATACAGTCATTATTATCAATATATAAGCGTTCTCGAAAAAGCAAATCATCTCTTGAATTAGTTGGATAATTTTCTATTAAAATAAATTCATAATTATTACGTCTAATTATTTGATATGCAGCGCATATTTTACCAAAACCCCTATCAAAACGTTTTAAATTTGATTTATGTAATGTTTCCCTTTGATTTAATGTTAAAATAGTTGAACCAAAATAAACTTCATTTGTGATATTGCATACAATTTTATATATTTTACCGTTTTGAAATTTTGACATTCTTATATTAACGAAAGATAATAATCTTTATATTGTTTTTAGCTTTAGCTCACGAGAAGCGTTCGCTAGACGCGCCGAAGGCTATTATCGATTGAATAAAATTATAAAATTTCTTCTAAATCGCAACATTGGGTTATTAGTTTTACAGTCAATGGTGAAGAATCCAAACGGTTTTTTAACACTTTCGTTATACCAACTCATAATAGTCTGTTTATCAAAACCAAAACTATGATTTCGTAGAATTAAATTAAGACTACCGAGTTCATTCTGTTTTAATATAAAAAAGTATTGTATGTTTCTTCTTATAGTTGGGCTTGTTCTTGTGAAGTCTTGTGTCAGTAGGAAGCAAGTATATCCTAGCTTACGAGAGCTAATAATATACTCTTCAATTTTAACCTGTTGTTTTTTTGGAAGCGTAATAAAATCGTCAAAAACCATTAATTTTTGGTTGTGTTTATCATAGTTTTCATCTTCTTCTACCTCTTTTAAACTCGGGACTTCCTCTATTTGAGTGTAAAATTTTATGGGGGCTTCTTCTAATAATCTCTCATATAAGTCTTCGTGTTCAGTTGAACCTGTGAATATAGAAACCTCTGTAAATACGTTACTCTTAGATTTCAAAAAATTCCGAAGTAGGTTAGTCTTACCTGATCCCGTTCCACCAATGGCAATACAATGACTATTAGGTTCTATATAATTATTTGGCCAATCCTCGGCTTTAGTTGGGTCATTTCTTTTTATTCCATATGCTTCATAATAATTTACAATTTCTCCATCACTTCGTCCATTTTGTTTTGATTTTGGCATAATATACACTAAATATATATTTTAAAAATGAATTACAGCCCTCCATCTGTTTATTTTCCAAATATTATATTTAACGAATCATTTTATAATAACCAACAAAATTTAACATCTACAGCTGCGAGTAACTTATATTTATTACGTATTGGAGTTGCTATTTCTCAAGCAAGCAGCACCACATTTCAAGGAACAGTTTCTATATTATCAAGCTTAACGGCAGGGGCAAGTCAATTATCAAGTTTAGTTGTTTCAACAGTATCTTTATTAAGTAGTTTAGTCGTTTCTGGAAATTCTCAATTAAATACGGTTCAATCTCAAAATTTAGCATCAAGTGATTTAGCATTAAATGACATAACAACAAATTCAATAATTGCCAATAATATAGAAACTTCAAATTTAACAGTTTTTGCTCCAATTGTTTATAATGTATCAGCAACTCAAACTACTATTTATTCAACAAAACCTACCTTATATTTAATCGTAAAAATAGGTGGAGTAGGAGGGCAACAGATGTATATACCTTGCTATTCATCATAATTAATAAAAAAAAAAGATAAAAAAAGATAAAAAAGTGTAAAAAAGTGTAAAAAGCTAATATTTTTTTTGTTTTATAAAATATATATAAATGTCATCACTTGTTGGAACTAATTTAAGTGTTAGTGGGAATTCGTCATTAACTGGAAATTTAACAGTAAATGGTCAAACTACTGGAACAACAGCAAATTATAGTGGTAATTTATCTTGTAATAATCTAAGCTGTAATGCGAATATAATTAATACAACTGGGTCGATATTAACTAATACAATTACTTCTACTTATATAGACTGTGATAACATACAAAACGTAAATAATAGTGACATAGGTAATTTATTTTTAGGAAACACAGGCGGGATATTAATAGGTAATCCATTTTCATCTAATCCAGTTACTATTTCTCCTCCATTTCAATGTAATACACTTTTGCCAACGAACAACACAACCCCTATAAATATTGGGTCATTAACAAATTCGAATAACATAATTTTGAATCAGAATTTAACTACGTCTAAAGCTATTAATTCAACTTCAACAATAACAACTAATCAAGTTAATAGTTCTAATTATGAACCCGTTAATCTAAGTGACACTATTAATTTATTTACAAATAGCATAACAGGACCTATTAATTTAGGGAATTCTGGTAACACGAATCAAATAACCATTAATCAACCAACTTTTTGTGCTAATTTAGGTGCAACTAATTTATATTTATTCTCAAATATCATAGGATTGACAAGTATCAACGGTAACACATTAATTCAGAAGTCGAATTCCAATATAGCCTTTAATATTAATAGCACTCAATGTATGTTTATAACTTTTACTGGTTTGTTTTACCAAATTCAGTGTAATGTTCCTATTTTGGTCGATAACATACAAGGGTTGAATCCAGGTGATGCTATTAGTTTATATACTAATAATTCAAGCAGTAATTTTAATATTGGAAATTTAGCAAATAGCAATAATATAGTATTTAATCAAAATATAAGTATTCCAGCAAGTCCAGTATTATCATATTCTACATTACCAACATTAACATCGGCTCAACCAGGTTATATAAAATATTTCCCCATTACGAATTTTTCACCTACTATAACTTCAGGAACAGTATATAAAACATCATCAGCAATATCCCTACCAGTAGGTGTTTGGGCAATCAATTATTATAGTTCCTTATTGGTAACATCAGGGTCTTATACAATAATGTCAATATCAACTGCATTTTCTATTAATGGATCATCTGCATACAATGATTCTGGATTCGGCAGTGGATCTGCTATAGTATCTGGGTTTTTTAATATATCAACTTCTTCTTTGACTCCTCTCATTCTAGAAGGTTCTTATTATTTTAATAATACATCAACAAGTAACTGTTATATCATAAGTCAAGTTTATTTTTCTGGATCTCCATCATTAAATTTTAATCTTTATGGTCAAGCGGTTCGCATTGCATAAGAAGTTATTTTATTTTTTAAATATATATGAGTGTTACACCGCAAATAAACCCGTTAGCAAAATTGACGCTTATCTCAAAATTAAAAAATTATCTTTCACAAAAAATTAAAGCTATTGATTCGTGGTTTGAAACTTTACGATGCAATATATACATTTCTGAATTGGTAGCCAATGAATTATACAGTGTTCCCAATAATATTTTAACAATACAAGAACAAGAAGCTCTTACTTTTGAAATTTTAAATGCCTTATTTAGTTATAATAATCAAGAAACTATACATATGAAGGCACAAATTGAGTATCTTTATTCAAATAATTTAGTTAAGAAAGTAACAATTGCATCTATAGAACAAGAAATTAAACCATTCTTTGGTGGTATTTTTAAAAAATGTTTCTCAAAAAAAAACTTAACAACACAACAGGGGTAAATTCATTAATTGCATTATTATTATTTAGCTTTAGCTCACGAGAAGCGTATCGCTAGACGCGCCGATGGCTTATTACATCATTATCATATTATTATTCCTATCATTATATTGACTGTTTGATTGCTAAAAGTTCTTTATGTGTAATAGCCTTTACGTAGTGTAATTGATGCGCTATTTTTTTAATTTCACTTAAGATTTCCGGATTATCATTACCTGCGTAAATCTCCCCGTGTAATATATTTAACTCATTATGTAATTGTGTTATTATTTCTTTACGATTGACTGAAATATCATTTAATCCACATAATGAAATAACAACCAAATAAGTCGCTTGTTCTTTTTTGGAAAGTTTATTAATTTGCTCAATCGATGGCTTTATATCATCAATCAATGATAAAATTATTTTTTTTAATTCATTTCCCACTCTAACAGGTGGAAACCCTTGGTATGCTATCAAATTCTTGGTATATTTCAAAGATAAAATATTATCATAATACAATTGCTTTAATCGTAAAAAACTACGGCCTAAAGCTACAATATTTGGTATTTGTTGCGGTTTAAGCCCAAACGCTGGTTTAGATATTTTAACATTATTGCCTCGTCCTTTTATAATTTTTTTACGACGGAGACCCTGCCCTTTTTTAGGAGATATTCCATATTCCATAAACAAATTATAAGATTCAATCGTTTTAAAGTGACTTTCTAATCTTTTAACATAATCTGCTTTCTTCTTAGCTGAAATACCCATATTAGTCCCTTCTTTGCCATTAATATATAAAATTAATTCCCTTAATTGTGATTTTGTTTTTTTCATTAAAGTAACATATAATTGACTTTGTTCTTCTTCTTTTTGCTCTTCTTTTTGCTCTTCTTCTTTTTCTTTTGGTTCTTCTTCTTCTTCTTTTGGTTCTTCTTCTTCTTTTTCTTTTGGTTCTTCTTCATCTAATTCAGGTAATTCTTCGTAATTAATTAAATCTTCTTGTGGAATATCATCAAAATTTAATAAATCATCTGTTTTAACATTATTGGGAATATGACCCCTTATAACTTGTATGTAATTTTCAGGCATTACTTCGTGAATAGGAAAATGGTTTAATTTATGTTTAATCAACTCTATATATTTTTTTCTATGTTTTACAACTTCTTCTATTTCATAATCCTTTAAATTTTTAATTACTTCACTTATTACCCCTTGTCTAGGTTCAACTTCACTTAATAAATCACGAAATTTTTCTATATTATCTACTCTTTCTTGAAGATGCTGATATTTACTATTTGCTATATAATTATGTTTCATTCTTTCATAATAATATTCATCTTGTTCGTTATGTAGCTTTCTTGAATCTATTGGATAATTATTTAACTGAGATGTATCCATAATTCCATTATCCATAATTCCATACTTTTGATTTAAAGCTTCTTGTAATTGATTTTCGTTAATAATTCTGTCTTTCAATTCTTGATTATAGGCTTTATTAATTTTTTTATTTAGCTTTAGCTCACGAGAAGCGTTCGCTAGACGCGCCGATGGCACCTTATCAATGCTACGGTGTCTTTCATACTCGAGTGTAACCGTCTTTTTCTGCTTTGCTTGAGTTAAATTTTTATTGTTAATAATTCTATCATTAAGTTCTTTTTCGTAAGTTTTAATCGCATTTTTGTAGAAATCCATAATATATATTAACAACTTTTTTTTTCTTTTTAGAAAGCATATAAGCAAATGTCTGATACGTACCAATATGCAAAATCACTAGAAAAGCAATCGATGAAAATCGAGACTCCATTCGAATCAAAAAATTGGCAGTTCGTTGGAGATATTAATAATGGAGTATATGCTCCTAATAACTGTTTAGTTAATTTCGACTTATCAAGTATTTACTCAAACAGTGAAACAATGATTAATATGAGTGAGGCATTTGTCGCAATTCCTACGGTTATGTGTAGTTCATACGTTTCCAATAATACACTTGGAACTCAAGTAGTAGCTGCTAATATATTCACAACAACGAACCCCTCCTGGCAAACGGCTGTTATGAAAGGATACCATAACCTTGTTCATCAATGCGATATGATTTTTCAAGGTAAGAGTGCAGATACATTAACGCCGTTCATTAATGCTAAGATTCAATGGAACCTTTTAAGTTCTATGTCTCAAGATGACCTTAATAACCTAGGTCCAAGTTTGGGTCTCTCTAACCTGAGAACTAACCCGAAGTCAATGAGATATAACGGCTCATCTCAAGCAAACTATCAAACTGTGGGGACGGGGGTAGCTGGAAATTTTCCTACAGTTAGTTCAGCTAATAGCAATGCAGCAACACCATTTAATGGATATATTCCTTGTGGTAATGGAATGACTAACAACGTAGCGTATATCCCTACATCTGGTGCTATGAATGATGGTGACCAAGGCGGTGCTGCATCTCAAAATTATAATACGTATAATGAGAGTTTAGAAAGAATCGCGGCAAGACTTCCAGATTTAAGCGTTGGTGCATTTGCTACTGGGACTCCAGTTAATCAAATGTATGGTTCTTCATCAACAACCAATATTATGAATCAACAACAAATTAATAATGAGTTTAGACCATTTTTTAATGCAGTTCAAACTGGAACAGGTGTAACATTTGTATTCTATGACATCGCGATAGTTAGGTTGAAAGACATCAGCGATTTATGGGCAAAATTACCGTTATCAAGACGATTAGACGCTAGATTATCATTTTACTTAAACACTGGAGGAACTGGAGTTATGATTGGAGGTCACGGGGAGATGACTTTTTCGCAAAGTGCTTATACCATAACTAACACGTGCCCTTATATCAATACTTATATACCAGTTGCAAATATTCCAGCTAGCACAACTGGATTAGTTACAAGTGTGGGTATATGCAGGCCAAACACGACCTCAATCTTTGGCCTAAATTTTGGAACTTTAGGAATACAAAGCCACGCTATGCCAAGTTGTCGTATATATTACCCTGTTTATAAATTTAAACCTCACGATATGCTTGAATATTGTAAAATTAATCGTCATAAGAGTTTATTATATACTAGAAATTTCTTTTATGTTTTTAACGGGATAACATCGACTGGAACTTTCTCGCAATTTATTACTACCGGAATTAGAAACATAAAGGGAATTCTTATTCTACCTTTATTATCAGGTTCAACTAATGGGGCTATTACAAGCACATTAATAACTGGTGGTATTCAAAATTTTAGTCAATACCAGTCTCCATTTGATACATTTCCAGCGACAACCGCCCCAATCAGCTTAACAAATATTGTTGTTTCAGTTGGTGGGCAGCCTGTCACAAGTTACCCATTAAATTATACATTTGAGAATTTCTTACAGCAAGTGAATGACGCTAATTCAATAAATCCCGGTGATTATGGACTCAGTTGTGGATTAGTCGATGACTACTACTGGATGAATGCTTATCGAGCATATTACATTAACCTAGAGAGAGGGGCAGACTCGACTAAAATGGATATGCAAAGCATTAACCTCTCATTTATTAATAACTCATTGCAAACCATAGATTGTATGGTTTTTGTGGAATATTGCCAAAGCGCAGAGATTGACATCGAAACCAGCGAATTTACTTTAAAATAAATAAAATATTGATAATATATATGTCGTTAGTTATTGCAATCAATTCATCAAATTATATAAACAATACAACCAACCAATTCCAGGTAAATTTACCAAACAATTATGAGATTAAACCAGACTCCGAAATTTGTATATCACAATGCACTATTCCAAATTCATTTTATAATGTAATAGCCGGACAGAATAATTATATAAGCTATATTATGCCTTGTAATAATGTAAGTTTGACGGGAACTACATCAGGATTATCAACAAGTATAACCTTAACATTAAATTCTGGAAATTTAGCATTAGGGCAGCTATTAATTGCTTCTGGTGTCCCCTCGGGAACATATATTATTTCCCAACAGTCAGGAACTGCATTAGGAACAGGCATTTATACCTTATCTCAAGCTATAAATGTATCTTCACTTGCTATTACAAGTATTTCAATTTGGACAGATGTATATTTAAACTCAGGATGCTATCAAATTAGCGATATTAATAGTGCTTTACAGGCTTCTATGCGGGCTAATGGTTTTTATTTTTACAATAATACATCTACATTAATGCCATCGGGGTCAAATACAAGTAATTTATATGCTAATATAGTTTATCCAATAACCTTAACTACTACAACTGCTTCATATTCAAACACATTTAGTTTTTTACCAATTTGCAACTCTACAGGGAATAACACAAGCGTTATAGGGACTGGGTTTATTTGGAATTCAACCTTACCATCGACTATAACATTCCCACAAATAGCATTTAATTATCAAAGTAATATTTCAACTAATAACCTAGCAAACTTATTAGGTTTTTATTGCCAAAATTCTCCTTCTTTTTTTCCAGCTACTGCAGCAACATTAGCAAGCATCACATTACAAAATTCTGTCCCTTTATTAGTGTCTGGAAATTCATTATCAGCTCAACCAAGTTACCCAGCATTAGGAAGTCGAATTAATGGTATTATCGTTCGTTGCTCTCTTACCGATAATCAGGTGCAATCAAACGGAGTAAGCGATATATTAGACAGCTTCGCTATCACATCTGGTTATGGCTCAAACATCAACTACCTACCAGTTAGTAATAACTATGTCAAGTGTAAAAGTGGTAAATTCAATAATTTTATCATTTCTTTTTATGACCAAAATCTAAATCAGTTAGGAATAAATGACCGCAATATTAATATGACATTGTTATTAATGAACGGAAAGCTTTAGCTTACGAGAAGCGTTTCGCTAGAACGCGCCGATGGCAATAATAATATTATCCTATTATATGACTGATACATTTACAATTATTTTAAATAAAAACAACGTGTCGAATTTGAATACAAATATGGAATACACTTATAACTTCAGTCAAGGCTTCATAATTAACGATTCTTCTCAATTATGTTTAAATTCTCTAAGTATTCCTTACAGTTGGTATAATATCTCAAATTACTACGGTAATAACACATTTTCTTACATTTATGCAGGAGTTACTTACAACATTACAATCCCAAACGGTTATTATGACGCTACTGGACTACAGGATTATTTTCAGCAAATACAAATACAAAATAATCAATATTTAATTAACAACACAACAGGTAATTATATGTATTTTATTAATTTTATTCAAAATATAAACACATATAGTAATCAATTTTATTTTTATCCAGTCCCATCTTCTATAGGAAATATACCATCTGGATATTCAGCACCGTCTGGTTTTGTTTTTTCAACTGATAACAGCGCTCCACAAATTATAATTAATAATACAGCGTTTGGCTCTTTAATTGGATATCTACCATCAACCTATCCATCAATAAAGCAATATACATCTTGTAATGTAATTGGAAATACTATACCTGACCTAAATCCAGTTTCTTGCCTAGTTATTAGATGTTCTTTAATTAATAATTCTATTGGGTCGCCAAGTGATATTTTAACAAGCATTCCAATATCTGGAGTTTATGGAAACAACCTAATCTTTAATCCAAACTATGCTAATTATGTCTCTCTAAAATCTGGAGAATATCAAGCAATGATTATTACAATAACAGACCAAAATTTTAATTTAATATATGCAAACGATTATAACATATGTATCAATTTAACATTGTCTCAACCAAAAAAATAATAATATTATTCATATATATATGAAGCATTATTTATTTAGTCATTCTCATCGTCACATTATGAAACACGACCTAATCCACGGAACAGGTCATATTATGCATAAAAAACATCATACAATTCATCATAAACACGCAGGTAGCTCTTTAACAGGGGGTTCTTTAACAGGGGGAGAAGTTAAACATAAAAAGAAAATGCCAACTATAAAATTAAGATTTTAACTTCGAAATAATCTTCTTTTTCAATTTTTTAATTCGTTCTTCTTTCATATTTTGAATATAATCATCTTCCTCGTCAGGTATTCTTATAACAATATTAACACCAGGTAACATCCTTCTTAATAAACATATGTTAAAATCAACGTCACTAACAACGATTGTTATTTTATTATCTAGATAATCAATCAGGTCAAAATTATTATCAACAAAATCAAGACTCATATATATTACTACAAGATATTATTTTTGAGTTTAAACGCACATTTTATTTTATAGAAATTCCAGATATTACTCCGTTATCTATACCTTCTTTAACGCTTAATATAAAATTTTCATATTTTTTTATCTTTTCTTTCATTTCTTTATTTTGTTGCTTCTTCTTTTCATTATAGGATTTAATATAATCGGGGTTGTTGTTTCGCCATTTGTTCTGTATAATTTTCCATTTTTCGGGGTTATTTAATCTAAACTGATTAACACGCCTTTTATTGTCTAATTTCTTTTGTTCAATTTCTTCCATTTATTTATATATAGATAATAAATTTTGTCTTTATCTACTTTTATTATTAAATGACGACAAAAAATTTAATTGCTCTTTAATTTTAGGTTTAGGTAAGTTAGTTTTATATGCGCTAGTAAATTGATTATTATAATGAATTAATACAGCTATTGACTCAGGGATTTTTGGTAAAAATGTTAATTGATTATCTCTACAATCCAATATTTTTAATGTTTCTGGAAGTTCAGGTAAGCTAGTTAATTGATTTTTATTACAAATTAATGTATGTAATGTCTTTGGAAGTTCAGGTAATCTAGTTAATTTATTATTAAAACAATGTATTTTTTTTAATGATTTAGGAAGTTCTGTTAATTCTGTTAAATTTTCATTACCTAGACAAATTAGACTTTCTAATGTATCTGGTAACTTTGGTAAAATTGTTATATCTAATTGACAAAATGTAAGTTCAATAATTCCCCTAGGTAAATTATCCCATCTTTCTAATTCATAATGTGTTACGTGGATACTCATTTATATATTTACATAAAGATAATATTTTTTAAGTTTAACGCATTTCTACCTTTTTTTAATTTCATCTTTATAATTTTCAATTTCAAAATAATTTAAATCATTCCCATCACATTCTAACATTATTAAATCTTTACAATGCCTAACAAACGGTAACAAATTAGTTATTTTATTATTCATACATTTAAGTATCTTAATCGAATCTGGTAAATTACGTAATTCAATAATGTTATTATCGTTACAATTCAAATAAGTTAATTTTGACAAATGACTAATATCAGGTAATTGTGTAACTTTACATTTTTCAATATACAACGACTCTAAATTTTCTAATTTTGGAATAATAAAATCCCTATGTTTTAGCTCTTGCTCACGATGTTGCGCATTTCGCGACGAAGTTAAATTAATATTATTAATTAAGCTTAAAAT